AACTGTTCGCATCAAGTCACGCACCGCTTGCAAGTGTAGTTGCGTCGTGTCAGTCAGCTTGATGTCCTGCTGAATCTTGTTACCCCAACGCTTCGCATCCATTCGCTCTGCAAGCCACTGACGCGCACCGATGCTGACCTTCGCCGCATTCGGGTCGATCTGCTCCATCTCAACCTTCTCGGCCAACTGCTCAATGCGCTCTGCATTGGCAAGCGCTCGAGCGTTGCGGATCAGTTCGTATTTCTCATTTAGCGCTGGATCTTTCTGGATACGATCAAACAGCACAGAGTACGGAACGATGCTGCCATCGCCAGTAAACGACCGCAGAGAATGTCCATCGCCCAAATGAATCCAGAGTTGATCCCAGAAGTCCTGAGTGCTCATCAACTCTTGCGCCTTCTGCCTCTTGGCTCGTTTGATTGGTGTCCCTGCCATCAGTCGTCACTCACATGCACATAGGTTGAAACGTCTTCATAGTCCATGTCGTAGTCGGTCAATCCAACCACGTCAAAGTTGCTGTAAGACTTCTTTGGCTTCTCCTCCTGCAAATGCTTGCGCATGTTGCGAGGTATCGGCTTGTTCTTGATCTCGTCAGCGTAAACCCGTCGCCAGACTTTCTCTGCAGTCGTGAACCTAAACCCGCAGGTCAGGCATTCTCTGCGACGGCGCGCTTCCGTTGGAAACTGGTAGACCTTCACGACCTCTGAAGGCTTAGCGCACTTCGGGCACTTCATCTGTCTGGTAACTCTTTCTTGGCCATCTTCATCCAGTCTTCAAGGCGCTGGATCACAAGAAACTCACGCTTGTCACCGCGGCACACAACCACCGGCACCTCATAAGGCGCACAGGCTGCAACTGCCTGGTCAACCCACTCGTAGACCGCGATGGACTTACGGCGCTTCACCTCGAGCACAAACTGCCCAAGGCGAATATCGCAGCCACCATCACGAGCCTGCCCCAGCTCACGCTTAACCACCCAGCCCGTACCGGCTGCGATCTTCTCGCATACCTCGCGCTCGGTTTCGGCTCCGCGTTCTCTTTGTCGCTTACCCATTCACCACCCCGCTGTAATTCTGCCAAGGTCAACCGCCTTGCATAGTTCTGCGATCAATGGCCGCACCCTACGGCGCAAAGACTTGCTCACTCGGCGTTGCATCCTACGCTTATCAGCATGACGCCAATAGTAGGCTTGATGGTACTCCTTGCGAGACTTCTTCGGCTTAGACTGCCAGCCGTCAGGCTGTCTTGCCAAGTCCACGGCGTTGCAGACGATAGCGACCACGGCGTTCTGTTCTCGAGTTTGGATAGACCATGCCTGCACTTGTTCCTGCGTGTAGCCTTTCCGTCTCGCAGAATTCTTGTGGTAGTTATGCGGCTTGCCTCCCGTACTTTGGGTGCCGCAGATCGGGCAGTTACTTCTTGGCATACTTGCTCTTCCAGTCGTGGATCTTGTTGTACCGCTTCTCCTCGCCGTACTTGGCCTCTTCGGCAAAGTCCGCCGCCTCTTGGAACGTCTTGAACGTCCCCAGGCTTTTCGGAATCACAGCGCCAGACTTCCCACGCTGCCATAGCGTGTAGTCCGTCACCCCATTGATAGTCTGCTGCCGGATACTGAACCGCCCACAGGCTGTCGTGTTTCCCCAAAAGGGCGCCTCTTGCCAGACCAGCGGCCCGAGCAAGTTGATCTCACCCTGGCTCATGACTCCCACCCCGGACGCTTACCGACCTCACCGAGTTGGTCAGAGTAGTGGACTAACCTTGCACCAAAGTGCTGCTGAAAGGTCTTCATCAACTGATAGTCACTTTCGCCCATCTGTTCAAGCATCCTCTTGGCTAGTGGCGTATCTGCAACATGTTGCGCCAACGCAACACCTTTAGGCTTGCCTGCTTTGTACTTCATACCAACTCGTCATGTCCGTGGGTCATGTCCGAATGTCCGAGTCCTAAAGGACTCTCGGACATTTTCGGACATACATGACCGTCCGAAAATGACTGGATCGGACATTTTCGGACATTTTCGGACATCACGGTTCCCCCAGCATAGAGCCACCCACAGTGGCCTTTAGGAAGGGCGACAGCATCAACTTTTCGACCGCATCGTGGACGGACTGCCGCGCTACCCCACACTCCCGACCGATCTGGCGTATCTCCTCGACCGTCCAAACGAGCGGCGTATCAGACGCCTTCTGGCGTTCTCGGAGCGCATACAGGATCGTCCGCTGCGCCTTGCCCTGGGGCGAGTGAGCCACCGATGGCTTACCCGGCGCGCTCGTCTCCTTCATCACCAGCGACTTGACCGCCTCGCCATACTTGTCGATGCGCCCGAGCGGCACCTCCACCGCCTCGTATCCCAAGGGCGACAGGCTGGCCGTATCCTTGAACCGCTCGCGGCTGACCGATACCACCATCGCCTGCGCGTCTGGCCGCTCGACGATGTACTCGGCGTCAGGGTTCGCCATCAGCGCACTGGCGCCTCGTGGCCGCTTGGCATCGCCGTGCCCGCTGTGCGCCACGAGCAATACCGTGGCCGTGTATCGCTCACGCAGCCCGATGGTGAGTTTGGATAGATACTCGGCCACCTCTTGGTTTGAGTTCTCATCAAGGCCAGCACTGAACTTGCTGAAGGTGTCCACGATCACGAGCGCTGGCCGAATGCCTGCCTGGTCGATGGCCTCCTGCAAGTCCTGCATGTCCTGCTCGGCGTTAAGGTTCGCCACAGACTCAAGCGCTAGCACGTTTAACTCGTCGATGCTGCGCCCCTTGCCGTGCTCCTGCATCCACGCCTCGGCGCGGCGCCCAAGGCCTGCGCCTTCGCCCGACAGGATCACCACCGGGTTGTCTGCCATCGCAATTCGCATCGCCCAGTCGAGTGCAATGAACGACTTGAAACTGGCTCTCGGGCCAGCGAGCACCGCCAGCACATTGGCCTCGAGTACATTGTGGATCAGCCACGTCGCCTCTCGCCGCTCAGTCACAATCTCGGCCACGGAGCGCAGCACGAGCTTGCGCCGTGTCGCGCTAGACGCGCTGATCGTCGCATTCATAACGGCTGGCGTTACTATTTCGCGAATCATCCCGTGAGCCTCTGGCACATCGTCGTACTGCATCGGCGGCTCCTCCCGCTTTGGCGCACCGAGCCGCACCGCCTCTGGCACATTCACCCAGCCTTGCGCCTTGGCCGCATTGAAGAGGCTGCCGAGCGTCACGCCGCGGCCACGGTCGAGGTGGAACGACTGCCAGCGGTACTCCATGTCCGCGCGCCCGGCGTAATTGTCCGGCAGTTCGCCGGTGATACCACCGCTTGCCCACGCATCCCACAGGTCTAAGCCGTCATCGGCTCCGCCACTGGCGTAGTGCAGCGCCATGCCGACCATCAGCCATGCGTCGTATGGCGCCGGGTCGATGTACGAGAGTGCCTCAGTGATGCGCGGCAGGTCGCGCTGGAAGTCGCCACTGGTGCCAGGCTTCGGCGGTAGTTTCGCCGCAAGTTCTGCAGGCAATTCCAAGTCCATTCGCCGCTCGTCGATCAGCCCAGCCGGGAGCGACTTGATATCGCCCATGGGGCCGCTCTGGCCGTAGTGCAGCGGCCACCAGATGATGTACCCGCCCTCGGCACGGATGTCGAGCCCATCGCGGCGCACCTTGCCGAGCGTGACGGAAACGCCGCCGCGGATCTTGACGCCAGCCGGAGTCGAGAAAATGTAATGCCGCCCACCGCTACCGCCGCCGGTCTGGTGTACCCGAGTGGTTAGAAGAATGCTTTGATTTTCGCCCAGCCAGTCTTGAGCGCTTGACCCAGCCTTGCTGGTATCGAAGTCGATGACGGCAAGCCCGGTACGGCTGCCGGTTGGAACCCCAACGAGTGCGTCAGGGTGACTGGCCCAGAATCGACGAATCTGCGCCTCGTCTTGCGTGGCGTCTTTGAATCCGTTTCGGGTGAGCGGGCTTTTGGCTTTGAGCGTGCGCCCTTCTGAATCCGTTTCATCTTTCCTCCTGCATGGAAATACGGGGTACTTCTTCGCCAACTCGAGGATACGCTCGACTGGCACGATTGCTGTCAATTCTGGTTTCATGGGTAAATATCCGGTCTAAGAGCCTTGCGTGATACACCAGTTGCCGCCTCGACGGCAAGCACGCGCAGGGGTGGCACTACGCCATTGGCGTACCACTTCTGCACCGCCTGTGGGCGTATACCTAAGCGCCTGGCAAGGGCGGACTGTCCGCCAGCCAAATTGATTGCATGAATAACCGCGGCATGCTGCGGAGTGATCTTTTTCTTCATGGCTCTATACTACAACCAGAATTAGCACCCCATCAAGGGGAATTAAAAATATTTACATCGGGGGGTTGTAATGCGGTTAGCGCTGGGCTATATTGACTCCATGGACGGCACAGCGCCGCCAGAAGCGATACAAAGGAGACAGACATGCCAACCCTAAAAGACCTAGAAAACGCCCTTCGCAAACACGACTGGTTCCACGAATACAGCGACGATCACCGCGTGTGGAAGCGTGGCGTCGAAGAGTGGGAAGCCATCCGCGCCATGTACATGGAACTGCGCGACGCCGGACAAGGTGACGCTGCAGAGACAATGATCAAAGACATGACGAAGGAGATGACCCGTGTTTGATTACTTCATGCTGACGCCCGCAGAGATTGCAGAGGCTTGGTTTATCGTGAAGGCTTGCGGTGTCATCGCAGTGCTGTCCGTCATCACCTGCATTGGCGAGCGCATCATTGTGCGCATGGGTAAGTGATGCGCTGGCTTATCAACATCATCCGCCGGTTGCAACACAACCGGCAACACATTTGGCGGCAGGTTCCCCCGCCAAACTGGGCCAGCTCTCGGCGTCGCGCCGGGTCTGACTCAAACCTCTGGTGAACCGTTATTAAAGGAAAACGAAGGAGACTTTATTTATGAGCATTTTCGTATCAGCATCAGCCGGTGGTAACTATCCCGAGCGCAAGCCGCTCGAGGCAGGCGCCTATGCCGCAGTCTGTGACATGGTTGTAGACCTTGGCGTGCAGGCCTCGCCCGGCGGTCAGTTTGCGCCCAAGCGCACGCTGCTGCTGCGCTTCCAGATTCCAAGCGAGCGCGTCGAGATCACCAAGGATGGCGAGACCAAGAGCCTGCCCGCTGTGATCAGCCGCACCGTTGGCCTTAGCCTTAACGAGAAGGCCACGCTACGACAGTTGCTGCAATCGTGGCGTGGTCGTGCCTTCACCCCGGACGAACTCAAGAAGTTTGACCTGGTGAACGTGCTGGGCAAACCCGCTTTCATCAACGTAACGCACAGCGTGAAGGGCGAGAAGACATACGCCAATCTCACGTCGATCATGCCGCTGCCGAAGGGCATGACGCCGCCTGCGCTCGAGGGCGAGGCGCTTTGGTACACACCAGACGCACCGAATCCCGACACGTTCGACAAGTTGCCGACATGGGTGCAGGACAAGATCGCCGCTCGCATTATCGACCCGCCGACGCTGCCGAAGGCTGCGACTGCTGCGGCCAAGCCTGCCGCTGCGCCGGTAGTTGAAGAAGCCTTCAAAGATGACGATCTGAGCTTCTGATGGCTACCGCACGATATGGCTACAAACTGGCGGACGGCACGAAAGTGCCGTCTGTCACCACTATTCTAAAAATCAAAGACCCCGGTGCGTTGTTGAACTGGGCATACAAGACTGGCCGCGCACATGGCGTGCTGGAAGGATCGGGCAAGGATGCCCCGGCTGGCTTGTATGACGGCAACGATGCGCTGCCCATCGGGACGTGCGTCCACGAGATGTGCGAGGTCTTTGTAAAGGGTGGCGACCCGATGCGCCACCTTGAGGAGACGATGGAGAAGGTCAAGACGCTCGACCCGGCTGCGTTCCGTGCGCAGGTGGTCAGTGCTTACAGCGCCTTTGAGTTCTGGTGCAAGGGCACGCAGCTCGAGATCATCGACTGCGAGGTGCCGGTGTTGTCCGAGACTCACCGCTACGGCGGCACGCTCGACTTCATCGGTAAACTCAACGGCAAGTTAGTGCTGGGCGACTTCAAGACTTCGGGTGGCGTTTACCCTGAGTATTTGATCCAGTTGGTTGCCTATGCCAAGGCTTACGAAGAATGCACTGGCAACAAGATCAACGGCGGGTATCACCTGCTGCGCTTCAGCAAGGAGAATGGTGACTTCGGCCACCACTTCTACCCGTCGCTGGATGACGACGCATGGCCAGCGTTCTTGAACCTGCGTTCGCTGTATGACTTAAACGAGAAACTCAAGAAGAGGGCATCATGAAAAAAGAAGATAGTTTTCTTGACTGGGTATCATACGGCGGCGCCATCATCGCCGTGATGTGCCTAGCATTGATCGGTGCCGCCGTTGGCGGCGCCGTCCTTGGCGTGTTCGTTAAGACCATGATGTGGGTGGCGCGATGAGTAACGTATACATCGGGCCAGAGGAGTTTGACGCCATGCTGCGCGGCGAGCACGACGAGGATGTGGTGAACAATCCGAGCCACTACAAACTCGAGATTGACGGCCAGCAGTTTGAGGCCATCGACGTGATCAAGGCGGTAGTGGGCGACGAGGGATTCGTCGCCTACTGCCACGCCTCTGCGCTGAAGTACCTGTGCCGCGCTGGCCGTAAGGCTGGCAACGCCACGGCGCAGGACTTCCGCAAGGCGGCTTGGTTCTTGACCGCGGGCGCGCACAAGTTGGATGACATGATCGACGATCAGATGCTGGATGACTGCCGCCAGCGGATCACGCGCGAGCAGGTTATCGACATCTGGAACCAAGACCGGCTGCAGGATGCGCTGGATATTGGCCGCAAGATCAACGAGGGGGAATACTGATGCAAAGGGCAGCGTCACGATATAACCCGACGCTGACGTTCGAGCAGTACCAGGTGCTGCTCGAGCGTAAGCGCCTAGCGCACGCGGATGGCGAGCGATTGAAGTACAAAGACTTGATGCGCGACTGGGGCGTGAAGCAATACGCGCTGGCCACGGCAGTGCAGCGTGGCATAAAGCAATACGATTACAAAATATGGAAGGCATCAAAAAATGACAATCGACAACTTTAGCGACGGCGGTTCATGGCGCCGTGAGATGCTAGCAAGGCCACTGAGCGTGAGCCAGTTGCGTGAAATTATCAGCGAGTTGGAACATGCGCTAACTGTTGAGCGCAGCCGCACGTCTGCGATGGTGAGCGAGTTGGCCGCGGCGACTGCTCGAGAGATGGAGCTACGCGCTGCGCTTGAGCACGCTAGCCGTATTTTCGGCGCAGGTAGTCCATCCGAAGCGGCATCAGGTCATAGTCGCCCTTCTTAACGCCATTCAGCACGACTATCCCGTTCCACTCGGACGTTTGCACATCGTCTGGACGATAGCCCTCGCTCTCGAGGTAGAAGCGCCCAGCGACCAGTCCATGCTTGACGTGGTCAGGGTATTGCTTTGAGGCGTACAGGAAGCCCTGCTGGTGACCCTGCACGAATGACTTTCCGATGTTGTTGAGGCGGCTGACGATGGTGCCGCCGATGGGCTTACCGCTAAACGGGTTCGGGAAGTAATGGCAGTAAGCGATCCCATCAATCTCCACGATCTTTAGGAATCGGTGCCGCTCCCAGTCCAACGTCTCGCAGTTATGCGAGCCGATAATGCCCTGCCACTTGGGGTCATTCTTGGCGATACGGTTCGCGCGGTTCTCGTGGTTGCCCTCGAGGAATACTTTGCGCGGCTTCCACGTCTTGCTGCGTGACTTCTTAAAGTAAGAATTTAGAAGACGGAAAGCCTCGTTCCCGGCGTCCACGTCAGCCTGATAGCGCGCACCTTCTAACTCTGCGCTGCCCTTCTCTGCGTGGCTGTTGAGGCTCGGGAAGTCCCACCAGTCCCCAAGACACACCACCACGTCAGGGCGATACTCGAGGATCGCCTCGCCTGCCCAGTGTATGTGCGCCGTGTTCGACTCTGGCCGAATCTGTGTGTCAGGGATGATGAGGTGGCGTTTCATTCCATGGTGGTCAGCATCTGCTGGAGCAGGTGGCCGAGTCGGTCAACGAGTTGCTCGTCGCGCGACAGGTCATCATGTCCTGCTATGTCCAGCATCGCGTGTATTGCCTCGTGGCAAAACACTTGCTGACGATTAGATCCTCTGCAGCTTGATAGGAGTTCGATCTTGTAGTCGCCCGGCAGCCAGATGCCGACGCAATTTTTCCCATGCTTCCACTTGCGTGGTGTGACGAGGTTAACCGCGATGGTGTGCCCTGCCAGTTGGAACTGTCTCGGCACGCCATCGCTGCGCGGGTTCATGGCAACAAGTCCGCTTCCGCCTTCCGCCGACGCACTAGACCTGGCAGCACGCGACCGCCCGCCTTTGTCCATCGCATCAACTGCTGCCTTGCCTCGTCCCACTGCTCTGCCTCCACTCGTTTGCGTAACGTGCTGGCTCGATATCTCGGGACTCCGAGATTGTAAGCAAAATCAATGACTGCTGCCAAAGCCCTCGGGTGCTTTATCAAGTTTGGCGATGTTCTCAACACCCCTGCGCCGTAGTTGTTCCGCAGTTCGGACAAAAGCCACTGGTCGGCCAACTCACGGCTGATAGGTTTATCATCCGTTGATACTTTAGTGCCATCCGGCTTGTAGACCGTCCCGTACCCGATGGTGGGATACCCAGCCGGGCAGATGTAAGGCTTCGCACTGAAGCCCTCAAAGTGTCTGCAGAGGTCAGCGGCTAGTGTGAGCGCCTCATCGAGTGCGTTCATAGACGCGACCGACAAACCAGAAACTGATGATCATGTTAAGTACAGCCATGTCATCGGCGCCCCAGATTGTGGTGGCCACTTGCTTCCAATCGCCGTTTTGCTCGAGTGCAATTAAGAATGAGGCCACCTTCACCGCGGCGTAAGCGCCAATGAAGAGATAGGTGGTCAGAGGTCGCACCAGCGCAGAGATAGCAGCCACGATAGATCCAGCGGCCTGTGCGGTAGCGCTCTGCTCCTTAAAGGCTTGCTCGATGGCGCTAACTTCAGCCATCGTCATCTGCGCCTCAGTCTGCTTCATGGCAATCTCGCCCTTCACCTGGGCGAACTTCATTTCAGCCTCGAGCATCTTGAGCTCGTGGCCGCGCTCGTTCTTGGCGTCAAAGAATTTTAGCGCCTCTGGCGCCAATCGCAGCAGACCGCCAAACACGCCACCAAGTAGGGTTTCCATCATGGTCATTTCCCCTTATTTAACAGGTCAAATAAAGTCTTGATCTTGTCTTCCAGCACTGCCACTCGCAGATCCAACTTCGACAACACGATGATCAACGTAATCAGTGCCAGAATGACTGGCCATGCGCGGGTGAAGATCTCGAAGAGTTCCATGGGCTACTCTCCCGGAGTGAGCAAGCCAGCAGGCGCACCGTATGTCAGGCCGCCACGCAAGCCACTTGAGAGCATGGCGCGGCGCAGCGGGTCATTCTGTATGCCACGCAGAATGTACTGCTGCAGCGCCGGATTCTGATAAGCACGAGCGGCTGCACGAGGAGCGGCAAGACCAAGCAAGCCAGCGCCAATGGCGCCCATGGTTGACTCGCTTGGAGTCTCGCCTTGCAGCGCGCCGTAAGTGGCACCAGCCGCACCCGGAATCAGCGCCTGTCCATAAGTCTGCAGCGCAGAGCGCGGAGCCGTGCCAGATTGCGGGAAGGCATCGCGCATGGTCATGGCGCTACGCGCCAAGCGCGCCATGTCCGCATCGCCTCGGTTCATCAATGCAGCGCCACGCTCACGCTTGGTGGACGTAGCCGCGGCTAACTTCGGAATGCTGATGTCGCCAGTTTCAGACGTGCCGATGGAGTCCAGCAACTTCATCAAGTTGCGGTACTGCTTGCGCGCCTGCCTCAGCGCATCCGCGTCAGCCTTTCCTGCGGTTCGCTCAAGCGCGGCGTCTACCGTCTCGCGCAACTGGCGCGAAATACCGGCCAACGCTGGGTTGCGCCCAAGGTCTGCAGCAAGCGTTCTGATCCGCTGGTATGCCTCACCGGAGATGCGGTCATCCTTGTCAACTTTTGAGAGGATGTTATTAAGTTGCGCGCGAATCGGCGCCAACTGTGCAGCCTCCAGCGTCATGCCCGCGTTGGCTTCAATAGCGGCCAACTCCGAAAGCATGCGGTCATCAACCTTGACCTTGTTTCGCGCTGCAATGTCATCCATGACGCTGCCGATACGGTCATCAGCGCGAGACAGCACATCTGGAAGCGCAGCATCGCCTTGCTCGCCAATCAACTTGAGTGCGGCACGATTAAAGGCAGTCTGCGTGGCATCCTGCCCCTTTCTCATAACGCCAGCGGAAATGGGGTTGTCGGTTAGGAAGCGTCGCACCATGCGCAGGTTTTCAGAGCCTGCGCGTTCGGCAAGATCACCCGGCACGCCAGCAGCCTGCAGACGCTGTGCAGCACGCTCAACTTGCGGAGCAGCGGCGCTGGTGGTGGGTTGCGCTAAACGCGCAAGTCCTCGAGCAGCCGCCTGTCCAGCCATGCCGCCAATGGCGCCAACGCCGACATTCAGCGAGCGTTCATCCTGCGTTCCAACTGGCTGCACTGCGCCCATGGTCGCGCCGACTGCGCCAGCACCGGCCAAGGTGCGCGGAGCAGAGATTGCCTGTCCAACGCGACCGGCTGCACCAGCAGCACGACCAAGCGCCATGCCTGGAATCATCATGGAACCGACAGAGCCGAGCATGTAGCCAGCCTGTCCTGCGCCTGTATCCATGAACGGAGCGGCTTCCATAGCGCGCACGTCCTGCTCCTGCCGCAAGCGCTGCACAGTCTCAGGAGACACAAGCCCAGCGGCTGCGCCAGCCTCTGCACCAAGCTGTCGTGCGCCGTAGCCGATATCAGTAATCGACTGCAAAGCGCCACGCCCAAAGCGCTCAAGGCCGCTCATCTCTGAGCCACGGCGCATCATCTTGTTGATCTCGTTTTCAATCTCCTTCTCTGACATGGAATCAGGGAAAGAGACGCGACCGATACCCTCAACGAATACGGTAGGCATTTTGTTACCTCTTCTTGGCAGGCACTAACTTGCCGTTTTTGAATATGTAGTCAGCGCCTGCTGGCATCGGCTGCGATGCTGGCTCTTGAGACGCGGCAAGGCGCACTTGGTCAACAAGGCTTTGCAGAATCTGCATGTTGTTTTCGCTGCTCTGTGACAGCTCCGGCAACTGCAGCCCATATTGGCGCTGCTCAAAGTCAGAGAGCGCGCCCTCACCAGGTATACGAAGCGCTGCGCGAAGAGCCGCAGACAACTGCTGCCGGTAAGACTCAAACAATTTCGCATCTTGCGAGTCGAAGACTCGGCTCAACGATCCAACTACACCAAGCGGGCCACCTGTGTATACCTTCTCAAGTTGGCCAGCAATTCGAGTGGCGATGTTTTCAATTCGGCTGACAGCCGTGTTTTTATTTGCCTCGCTGGTGCGCTGCGACGCCGGAACGGCAGACAGTACCTTGACTGCACCAGTCTGCGTATCAAGTTGCGCAGACGTTCCTTCCGGCAGATTTGCAGCGCGCATCTCTTCCGGCGTCATAACGCGGAACCGTTGGCCACCGGCTGCAGGAGCGCCACCGGCTGCTGGCATAGCACCACCACGAGCGGCAGGAGCAGCACCCGGACGTGGGATAAACTGCCCAGTCTCACGGTTGAAGATATCCGCGCCAGCAACTTGGTAGCCGGTGCGCTGCTTCAGCATTTCCGCCAACTGCGGGTTAGCCTGCAGCGCAGCAGCGCCAGCGGGCGACGCCATCAGAGCCTGCAGGTTCATGCCAGACATGGGGCGCACTTCTTCAAGTTGCGTCTGCTCACCCACGTCTGCGCCTCGAGCGCCCATTCGACCAGCAATAGCGGCCTGCGCTTGGTTCACATCCTGAGTGGCGCGACGCATTGTGGCTTCTTGCTCGGCCTTCTTGCGCAACTCTTGCCGCGCACCTCGGTATGACTCAATGCCGCCCAGCAATCCGGTGCCGGAGAGCATTCCGCGTACTGCGGACAGCCCAGCCTCTCGCTCTAGTCGCTTGCGCTCCTCTTCGGAAAGACCAGCCAACTCCTCCTCACCGAGAAGTCCACCGATCATGCGAGAGTAAAGACTGCGCTTGTTTTTAGATTCGGCCATGTTTCACCTCAATCCCCGAGTAAGCCGCCGCGAACCTTGCGACCGCCGTACATGCTGTAAATGCCACCGTAATACTTGTTCGGATCATAAGCCGGAGGCGAGCCGCTCAATGCCTTGGTGCGCCCAAGAAACGATGATGTGTCGGCCTCATCGTCAGCGCCTTTTTTACCAAGGTTCTTGAGCACATTCTTTGGAGAAAATGCTTTGACTCCACCCTCACTCTCACCGCCGCCCGCAAGCGACTTGAGGATGGCTTGAAGGATAAACTCTTCCATCAGCGCTTCCCCTTCTTGCTAACCTTCTTGTCCAACTCCTTGACCGCTTCGGTAAGAAGCCCGATTACCTGCGGCACGCCAACTTGGCGCATACCGTCACGACGGCGAGAGACGGCCTCTGGCATGACCTTTTCAACGTCCTGCGCTGAAACGCTCATGTCTTTCTCGCCGCCTTCGTCTTCGCCCTCTTCAGAGCCGTATCCGTCTTCCCACTCAAACTCAATGCCCTTGAGACGGTTTACCTTATCAAGCGGGTTCTTAATCTTTTTGGCGTTCTTCTTCATGTCCATATCAGATCCGAAGACCTGCTGTGCCATGTTGAAGTAACTTGGCGTACTCGTCACCTTGCCGGTCGTTGACTGGTTAATCGGACTCGCCGCAATCGCACCCTGCCGGATCGCCAACTGCTGCAACGGGTAGTTCTGCTGGCGCATGAACTCCTGATACTGCCGGTCGAGGTACTGCTGCATGAGACCCTGCTGGCCCTGCCCCAGTCCAAGCTGCGCCTGAGCCGCGCCATAGCGGTTCTGCAGCGCCTGCTGGCCAAACTGCCCCAACTGCCCGGCAGCGCCCATGCGGAACTGCGCCGCCTGCTGCCCTGCGCCTTGGTTGGCCAGAGCCGCCTGCATCGCCTGCTGCGCGTTGAACTGCTGCGCGGTCATTCCCATCTCTTGGGCGCGCTGCCGTGCCTGCTGGTTGGCAAGCGCCATCTGGTTGGCCTGCTGTGCGTTGAACTGCTGCTGCGCCTGCGTCATGCCCTGCGCCTGCAGTCCAGCGGCTTGGTTCAAGCGTGCCGCATCCATAGCGGCCTGCACGTTGAACTGACCCGCCTGCAAACCCATCTGCTGGCCAGTCTGACCAGCCTGTTGGTTGGCAAGGGCAGCACGCAAGGCGGCCTCTTGGTTGGCCTGCCCAGCGGTCAGCCCCAAGCGCTGCGCCTCAAGCGCGGCCTGCTGGTTGGACTGCGAGGCAGTCAAGCCCAACTGCTGCGCCTGCTGCTGCGCGGCTTGGTTAGCCAACTGAGCACGCATCGCCGTCTCGACGTTGGTCTGCCCAGCCGTCAACCCGAGCTGCTGCAATCGCAGGTCACGCTCTTGGTTGCTGATCTGGCCAGCCTGCGCCAACTGCATGACGTTCTGTGCGGCCTGCTGGTTGGCCAGCGACGCCTGCTGCTCACGGCCCACATCTGCCTCACGCAACTGCGCGGCCTGCTGGAAGCCCTGCGCACGCTGCTCGGCAATAAAGCGGTTACGCTCACGAGCAGCCTCGCCAGCGGCGATACCTTCCTGCACGGCTTGGCGTGATCCGCCAAATGCTCGGGCAGCGGTAGCCTGAGCGCCAATCTGTTGACGCCGTGCAGCCTCTGAGCGGTCGATGTCAGACAGCCCGGCCTCAATGACCTGCTGCTGGTACGGGTTCTGGTAAGCCCCTAAGTCTCGCCCCAAGAAAGACGCACCCTGCACGGAAGGCGCAGCACCCGGCCCAGTAATATCACGCGCAGAGAACTGCGTGCCAAGGCGTTCTGCCTGCACGTTCTGTGGGTCAAACTGGGTGGCAATCGGAGCAGCGCCAAACTGTGACGCAACCTGCTGCGCTGCGACACGCTCGGGCGCAAACTGCGTGGCAACCTGCCCAGCCTGCACACGCTCAACTGTGGTGCCAGGCGCTACACGCTCGGCTTGTGACAGAGGAGCCTCAAACTGGGTTTGAACCTGACCGCCCTGCACGCGCTCCGGCTGGAAGCCAAGGTCTCGCTGCAACTGCTGAGAGGCGAGCTCCAACTCTGGAACATAGCCGCCCTGCTGCGCGATGGCGCGAGTCATGGCTTCGCCGCGCATGTAGTCCTGCGTGAACGGCGCCGTTAGCAAGCCTTGATAAGGCGTGAACGGCAGAGCGGCCAACTGATTGG